CTGGCTTCTGTGTAATGTAGATCATCATGTGCAATCATGCGATGGATAGTATGGGGTGGGGTATGGAACACTGCACCTGGTGCTAGTTCTTCTACGATTAGTTCACTCTTGATTTGTGCTATTTCTTCTGCTGTGTACCCACCTGCTAAGAAACGCTCACAGTCAAACGGTTTTGGATGGTATGCTAGTGCACCATGCCCAATGTGTAAATGGATACTTTCTGATTTAAATTGGTGTACTTGTAAGCTGGTTACAAACCCTGCTTTTAAGATCAATTCTTTGAGTGCAAATGGATAAACATCATTTCCTGGCATTAACCAAGTTTCTGTACCCCATGGTTTATGTACCACGTGGCAATCTTCAATTCTCAGGAATTCTACAGTCATAGCGGCCTCTTATGTAGATAATTATATACTACTATTTAACTTTTTGCAAGGCCAAGCTAAAATAAATTTGGTACTCCCAACGAGATTCGAACTCGTGTTACCTGCGTGAAAGGCGGGTGTCCTAGGCCTCTAGACGATGGGAGCATTGGTATATTATTTTTCTTTTTTCTTAGGTCTTCCCCAGGCTGCTTGAGGAGTCCCTTCTTCTACACCACTAATTCCTCTGGCAATTTGTTGAATGACTCCGCCATCTGCTAAAAACTTTTTCATAGCGGCATCTATCGCCTGTGATTCTTCTAATTCTTGTTGCTTGGTGTCTTTTGACATGTATTGTTCCTATTATATTATATTATTCTTTGGTGGGCCTACTTGGACTTGAACCAAGAACTTACGGATTATGAGTCCGGCACTCTAACCAATTGAGTTATAGGCCCTACTTAAAAATGGCGGAAACGGAGAGATTCGAACTCTCGAAACCTTTCGGTTTGCTTCGTTAGCAGTGAAGTGCCTTCGACCACTCGGCCACGTTTCCGTTTATTAGTATAGGGTTCTCGCGCTACGGTTGCAACCGTAACATATGACCCGTCGGAAGCTAGCTATCTAGAATTAGTCCGCATATATCATAAATTGGTTGGTTGAGAACCCTATACTAATAATTTGGTGCCCCAGGAGAGACTCGAACTCTCATGTCTTTCAACGCTGGCTTCTAAGACCAGTGTGTCTACCAATTCCACCACCAGGGCGTTAAACACGTGTCGGGGAGCCCATGGGGTAGGACACGTTTACTGCTCTGCTAATGAGTATTGTACCGCAGTTGCCTGCCTCCATCAAGTTCTCATTATCTGGTGCCGGCTGAGTGAATCGAACACTCTCTATCTTACGAAGCCTGATTACAAGTCAGGTGCAATCCCACTCTGCACAAGCCGGCATTTCTTACTCATGATTAAGTATAACAGAATTTTTTTTAGATGTCAATTGTCGCTTGGTAATTTATTTTTAAGTTTCAAACCAATTTTTACTGAGTTTATTTTTAATATACTGTGTTTTATATTTGTGTGCTCCAGTCAAAAATAAATTTTTTAGTAGAATGTTTGGTTTTTTTGCTAATCTTATTATATCTTCCTTGGGTATTCCAACACTTAAAGCTCTTGCTCTAGTCCAAACGCTACAATTAGTGTTCCATTCTACTGTATATCCAATTGATTTAGCGAATCTTTCAGCAGTGAATGTGTTCCAATGTTGATTCTTCCATAAAATATTATATTTAGATGTAGCATGAACTTTTTCAATTGTTAATTGTGGATTTAATGATAATTCAATTTCGATATCCTTCTCAGACATCTCTTCATATCCATATTGCATGTAATTTCTCGAAAATTCACTTCCTACTGCAAATGGATTTTCTCTATGAATATCTAATGGATAAATTATTCTACCATTGATTACATCTTTGCCTTTTGTATTAATCCAATCTAGTGTTAAGTCATTGAATGATTCAAGAGTTTCATTAGGTAACCCCACGATTAATGATAAGTAAATAAATACATCATCTTTAAAATAATCTCTTAATTCAATTAACGTGTTTTGTAACTTTTCCGGGGGATATCCTTTACCCACTGTTTTCAATGCTGCTGGATTAAATGTTTCTACTCCAAAATGAAAGTTAGTGAACCCAATATCTTTATATAATTGCCATCTGTCGCGATGCGATGCTAGTAATTCCAATCGTGCAAAACCTGTAAGATCAATTTTAAATGGCAATTTTTGTAATGCGTCTCTCAAATCTAAAAATTTATCTATGTCGTCGTTGGCTGTTTCATCTGAAAAATAGTAGTTGGTTATACCCCATTTTTCATAATTGTTAAGTAATTCATCATAATATGTTTGTGCTCCTTCACGTTGTAACTCATGTTTCTTTTTACCAATATGCGGATATGTACAAAAAAGGCATTTAAATATGCAGCCTCTTGATGTTCCAAGTGTTAAAGTTTCATGTTGAGTTAAATAATCGCTCGGGTGATAATCTATAACCATATTTGGTAATTTGTCAGATTTATACTGAACAGCGCAATCAACATAATATGCACCATTGACTAGCGTAAATTTTAGATTATTTGATTTTTTTTCTACATGATCGAGAATATCTTGTATTGCATTTTCAGCATATCCGGCAATTAAGTATTTGCTTTCAGTAAAATTCAGTAAATTTGTAACTTTAGGTCCGCCTGCAATAAAAACTATGTTGGATTTTATTTGTTTAATGTATTCGCACCATTTTTTATAAAAATTAAAATCAAAGAAAAATTGTGCTGACCACCCCACTACGTCAACATAAGGTATCCGATCATTTAATAAATTTTTAATATCAGCGTCAGGCCAATAAACCAAAAAATCTATTACTTCAACAGTATGTCCTAAATTGCGCATTTCGGTAGCAATTTTATAAACTCCAGCATTTCTTGAATAAGAAAAACTTTCTTCAAGCGGTTGCATAGTAGCTATTTGTGCAGATGGAACACTTTCTTCTGCTTGTGACGAAAATAAAATTATATTCATGGCAAATTTAGTTTAACAGATTATTTAACTAAAATCAATGATTATTTGAAACCAAAAGCAAATTTGCTAGGTTTCATTGTTGCATAATAACTCTTACCAGCATCAATTAACATTGTGCCTTCAAAGTTTGGTGGATAGACTGAACGGAATCCTGTGACTACTGCATCTTGACCTTTGACTTTCATATCAAGATAAATTTGGACGATACTAGATTGATTCATGAACGCTTTTATTCCTTCGCTCATATTTGGTATAGCATTTAATCTATTAGCCACATGTTTAGCAATACTGCTTAATAGATGTAAACCAGCGTTATAATTTTTATTAGTCAATTCTGGAGAAAAATTACTACATAATTTAGCATACTTGGCAGGTAGTCGATTAACTCCAGTGTTAATCATATTGCGGCAATCTACACTAGTTCGTGCATCAATAATACCAAATGCTACCCCTAATTCAAGTGGCGCATCTAAAGCTGTTAAAGTGTTAATGATATTGATAGCGTTGACTACTTTCTTGTAGGTTTTAATTAACTGTGGATTAGTAGTCCTTGCTTTTTCAATAGCATCATAGATATTTTTAGCACTGGCTTTAGCACCTGCACCGCCTTTACTGCTGATACCAAGATCCACGCCTTTGGATGATTGGAACACGCTGTCGACTAAGTTGTGTGTCTTGCTCATTGGCCAGCGCACTTTACATTTTGCGTATGGCGAACCTAAAACATCTTTACGTGCTAGATCAGCATCACCACCAATGACGCCACTGGCCAGGGCCACGGGAGTTAATATCTCACCAAAGTAATCACGCAGTGCTGGCATCTGACTGGCCATACCTTTAAATATCGGTAGTTGCCCTTGACGGACTCCGGCTAATGCTTCTGATAGTTGTTTTTCGTGCTCAACGTTTGCTAATTTAGTTGTAATAGTAAGTAGGGCTTGATCAATATTAGAAAAGCTAGTACCTACACCAACTAAGGTTTGTGGATCATATCCTGTGGCTAGTTTTTGTGATGTTGCTGTGTTTAGTTTCCAACCTGCGGGTATTTCTTTATTTGACCATTTACCTGTAAGCACACCTTGTGTAGTATTGATATAGCGACCCCAATATACAGCGTCACCGTCACTGGTCTGTAGTTGTGCTACTGCAAATGCTTTGTTATTCCCAGGGTTGTTTACCCATAGAATTTTATCACGTAGTACTTTCTTTTCTAGATTGGCGATATTCTGATCACGCTCTTCTGCACTAGCGTATGCACCTTGCTTGGGTATTGGGAAAGGGGTAACTTGCTTGAATTCAGCGGTAATACCATCAGTGTGAACGTATGGGTCTCCTGGTCTACGACCAAAAAATCCCTTAGCTTCTATTAAATTAAATTCAGATATTTTCATTATCTAGTATTTATTCTCAATGATCAAGGTACAAGGGTTCTAAAAACCCTTGTAAATTACATCGTACTTGTGAATTGTTACTAGCGTACTGCTACTAAATCTGCTAAACCCCAGGTAATACTCATACCAGGACTAACATCAGTCACTGATGTCCATCCATTAAATTCTGGATCTCCCACATGCGGGTTAGTAATAATCACGCTAGGTTGTCCACCAAATCTCATTGGTTTTTCTTTAGTTGCTGTTTGCCAATTAATTTCTGCATTTTCACCATCTAGACAAAATTCTACACCATAAATTTGTATAGGGCCAATAGTTTCTGGACTATTAATTATAGTCAACGTATTTTGAAAGGAATCATCAAATTGTTCTATAGTAAATTCTATTGTATTTGTTTTTACCTCGTCAATTGGTTTAAATAACGCAGTTACTTCTGCATGTTCAACTACTTTTTCACCACCAAACAACACATCAACCCAGGCATTTCCGGTTAATACAGACCCTTTACTGACATTTACTTTAACTTTTAATTCTTTTAACATAATTGAAATCCTTTAATTATTAATACTATTTATTGTTTGCGCTCAATGTCATCTTCATCACAGGCTATTCCGTATTGTATTTCTACTATTTTACAGGGTGTATCGTAGGGATTACTTAGTTTATGCCAGTGTTCTACCGGAATAATACACCCATCATGCGTTGATAATTCCTGGAATCCTTTGTTATTATCTGTTTCAGTTGCTACAACACAGCGGCCTTCTGTTACATGCCAATGTTCTGCACGATCAAAGTGTCGTTGCATGCTTAGGCTTTTACCTGATTCTATAGTAAGTTCTTTGACTTTAGTGCCAGATACTTCATGTAGGACACGATAATATCCCCAAGGACGAATAGTTTTAGGAGCTTTCCATTCTTCTAAGATCCAACTGCTTGAATTCTTTTTATTCTCTCCACCTACTCCAAACGCAAACTCTACATCTTTAACCTCCATCTCTGGAATGTTATTTTCTGTGCGATCTCCACCATTGGCGAATATGATCTGGCTGTTGGGATATAGATCTTTGACATTGTGTATGGCTTCTAATGCTGTATCATCATCATCGTTAAACAAGATGACTCCGTCGACAAACTTAAGATTTTCAATGATAGCCACACGTTCTGTACCAGGCATAAAAGCACGACCTTTTTTGCGGGCAAGCCAGGCATCGCTGTTGACTCCCACTATTAGAACATTACCAAGTTGGCGGGCAGCAGTGAGGTATGCTATGTGTCCAGAGTGCGGTGGATCAAATCCCCCTGTACATAATACGACTCTATTGATCACTTTACGAATCTTTCCTTAGGAGGTCGCGTTATACCAACAGGTTTAAGAAGTTGGGTCTCTCTAGACACTGCTCCTGCTTGTTTAAGTTTAGATTCTTTAGCATCGACATTTTTATTAAAAATACCATTAACCACTGGCTCACCGGCTTCTTCTGGGATCACTGTTTTCTGTGGGATCCAATCAATATAATAGTTTTCTTTATCCAACCAGGGCATAATAACTTCTTCTTGCTTTAAGAAACCATTTTTAGTAATACTTTGTACTACACTAGGGTGTAATAAATTTTTATCCGCAAGGTCAAACCAGGAGGTAGTTTTAGGATCCATTGGCTCAACATTACTCTTATATACTGCTATCTGTATCCATGGATCATTAAACTGTTTTAATAGATACGCATCTCGGCAATCGAACCCATTAACAGCTAGCATGTACATTAAACTAGTAGGAGTATAATTATAATAACAATTATTGTAGGTTCTGCTGTAATATCTATTATTTTCTACTCCGTTATTTTGTGGAACATGCAATACCAACATACCGTTGACTGTCATCTGCTCATTCCAAAAACGTAAAGTTTCTAATGGATTATGACTATATTGTAAACTATCGTGGCTCCACATGAGATCAATACTAACTGGTAATATTTGTTTTTCAGTAAAATCTCTATTAATCTTATTAATATTTTCAAGATCCGGTACTTGACTTAATTTATTTGCATCTCGATCAACAGCGAAACAATTATAATTATACGGCTCTGGAATATCATCTTTACTTTCTAACATTGCCCACCATGTGATATCACCACCAGAACCACAGCCCATATCGCAGATAGTACGCAGACTTTCTAGGAAAGTATCGTACCCATTGATAAGATTTAATGTTTTTTGATTGTGGTTAGCCAATTGATGCATCCTCCATGCCTGCTGTTCTTAAACGTGTAACGTGCCCTAACATGAAATTCTTGCTTTCAAGTCCTTTCATGATACCTAACCATTTGTTGCGTAGCAGTGCTACTTCATTGATGATGGTTTCAAAGTCGATGACTTCGTCTTCACCATCTACATATTTTTCTACATCACGACTACTAAGTACCCGTTGATAGTTTTCTAGATATTTTTGAAAATGAGTTCTGCGAATCTTACGTAATTTTATATTGAGATAATTCAGCACTGCTTCAATCTCTTGTAGTTGATTAAAGCGTCGTTCTGTAATACCGGGCAGGCCAGCAAGATTCTTTTCTATGTTACCATAAACTCCAACTTCCTTTCGTGCGTCTTCTAATTCTACTTCATAATGTTGTATGAAGTCAGGAATTGAATTAAGACTAGCTACTACTCTTGAATACCACATAAGTCCTCGTATTTAATTAACCAGGGAAATAGTTCTCGCCAATTGGTTTTTCTTCTTTTATCTAATTCATTTAGATATGTTAACAATTTTAATACTTCTTTTGAATTAAATCTACCAGCATTAACATTGTTTACTAATGCTTCAAAATGTTCTTTCACTTGTGCACCTCTCCAACTTTGTGTCTCCATTAATGATAGTATACATTTAAACTCTTCTTGAAATTCTTTGGGGCCTAATATATCAGGTGCCATATAGCTAGGATAAAAAAGTTGAGCAAAATAGTGTTCTATCTTTCTATCTTTAGTCCATTCCTCTAATTTACATAATAATTCTGGTAATGTTTTAATAGTTAGCACTGACGTAGTATTATTAATGTTTAATTTAATCCATTTCTCACTAATTAAATATTTGAAATTTTCTTCCCATTTTGTTAATTCAATACCATATCTAACAAATTCTTGTTGGGGTCCCCAACAATCAATACTAGCAGTTATATCAAGACGTCCAAGTTTTTTGTTCATTATTAATTTTTTTATAATGTCAATGTAGTTTTTTAATTTAGATTTTGATATCATTAAATTGGTTACTATGTTAAGTTCTAAATTAGGACAAGGGTAAGATTCAAATAATTCTAAAAATTTGTCAAATTGAGTTTGATAAAAAGGTTCGCCACCTAGTAGTTGTAGTCTTTTTAATTTATAAGCGTTATTTTCCATCCACTGCCAAAATTTCTCTTGTATTTTATCAAAATTTTCTGGGTGTTTATATTTTGTTTCTAAAATTAATCCATGTTTTTCAAATCTACCAAATTTTTTCATTTCAGCGTGTATCCCTGAACTTAATTCTGGTATACAATATATACATTTCAAATTGCAGGTATTGTCTATATAAACTTCTAGTATCGTTGGATCAATTTCTGTTAGTGTAGGATCATTATCAAGTTCTTCTGGATACAAATTAGGTATTGAATTATAAAAGTGCCTATCACTTTTGCCATTATTTTGTTCAAATTTTCCACAGTACTGTTTACAGGTAGTTTCTATTCGATGGTCTGGATCTCCATCTGGCCATTGACCGTCTAACATTATTTCTCTTTGTTGTATTTTTTCCGGGGTGTTATGGAAGTTGAAAGTTTCTATGTCAAATGTATGATTGACAACTCTATGACAACTTGATGTTAATCCTTGATGCAATACTATTTTACTAAATGACCATTTTGCTAGGCAACTAGTATCTGTTTTTATTGGAAAATATTTTTTCTCAGTCTGAAACATTAATAATCATCACCGTCATCTTCTTCATCGGCGATCGCCTGATCTTCTTCATCACCGAGATACTCTTTAACAGCACGACCTAGATAAGCATCAGTGCCGCCAAAGGTTTTAAGTTCACTTTCAGTGATATTATGATCAGCTGCAACACTGACAACATGATCAGCGGCAGCCTGTCGATCTTTAGGATTGATATACTCTTTACAAGTAAGCCAAACTTCACTAGCAATATCTAATTCAACGCTCATTCTGCTATCTCCTCTTCTGTTTCTTCAACTACTTTCGATTCAGTACTTAGCAAGTTAACATTAGATGATAATTCTTTCATTACTTTATCTAAGCAACCATCTTCATTGCGTTCCCACGCCTTGCGGAATTGTTTAATAGTTGTTTTATCAACAAAGGTATAAACCAAACTGTTGCCTTCTTTCTTAAGCAAGTTCTTAGCTTCTAACATGTCTGTTAAACCGCTGTATGGACTCATACCAGTTTCATATGGAATCTCTACTTGCACTGACTCAAACGGTTTAGCATAACGTGTTTTCATAATCTTACAAGCAGCACGGATACCGTTAACAGTTGTAGTCTTATTACCATCTGCGTCTGTTTTAAGTTTAAGTTTACGCATAGCTACAACAATCGAACTTGCGTAGATAAAGCCCTGACCACCTGAAATCTTGTCATCTGGGTCAAACATGTCTTGACTTGCGTATGTATGATTTGTACAAACTAATCCAAGATTTAATGTACCAAACATGTTCACGCAGTTACGAACAAGTGCTGTTAGTGCCTTAGGTTTACGACCCATGTCACCTTTCATTTCACCTGCTTCAAACTGGTTAACGTCCGTTGGAGTTAACATCATACCCAATGAATCTAATACGAATAATACCTTTGGACGATCTTCTTCTGGAAGTGTGCGATATTCTTTAACAAAGTCACTGATAACCTTAGCCACATCATCGATCATAGCCATGTTAAGTTTTAGTAGTTTGTCTTCTGTAGTATCTACACCAAGTGCGTGTAACCATGCTTCATCAAGTGCGTTTTCTGTGTCAATCAAGATAACATAAATGCCCTGTTCTTGTGCATGTCGGACAATATTACCACTACAGATAAAACTTTTACCTGCACCCGACTCACCAGCAAATACTGTAACTTTACCCATTGGAATTCCTCTTTCAAAATTTCCAGATAGTAAGTAGTTTAATGTGTAGTTACCAGTGCTGATCCAATCAGTTGGATCGTTAAAGCCAATACCCAAGCCTTCGATGCTTTTGGTAATTGACTTTCTAAATTTACTAATATCGAATGGTTTTGCCATGACGTTTTTCCTTTAATTTAAAATCCAATCAGACATTTCAGAACTAAAAATGTCTTTAATACTATGCTTGTGTCTTACTGCATATTCTTTATAAAATTGTTTTGCGCTTGTTCTTAATACATCTACATCAACGTTATTATATATTATACAGTCATCATTTAAGATTGTCACTATATTTTTAATTTGTTCGCTCAGACCAGGTGAGAGGTTACTACCTTGAGGATTTGAGCTCACCCAAAGATCTAATATTTGTCCATAATGTTTTTTTAAATTCGATGGTAATACCTGCGGCGCTTGAAAAATAGGATGTCGTAATCTGAACATATTCAATTTTATTCTAGTATCATATGTTTTATACCAATTTAAAAAATCATTTAATCCGTCTAACGCCAGTAATCCCACGGTGCCTAATAATGTTATTTCTACATTAGATTCTAATAATAAGTGTAAATTACTTTCAAATACCTGCCAATTTAGCCCAGTCCTGACAAATTCTGCACGATTTCCGATATTTTCTATACTTACATTAAATTCAATGCTCTTAAATTTTGAGCGATAATTTAATATCTTTTTAATGCGACCAGTGTCGCTTAAATTAGTAACTATAATTAGATTTAATTGAGAACAGTCTTGTTGACATATCGTATCTAAGAATTTCCAAAAATTTTGGCTGAATAACGGTTCACCGCCCAAACATCTAATATATTCAATATCTGACATATTAGTTATTACATAATCTGTGAATTTGGTTGATATAAAATCATATTCTGATTCAGATAATTTATCTTTTTTTCCTAGCCGCTGGTAGGTATTTCTACTGTCTCCTACAATTCCTTTAAAAGGACCATTAATTTTTAAATCAGTTGCCCAACTTGAACTTGATCCTGCATCACAGTATGAACAAGTAAAGTTACATAAACTGTCAAACGCCACGTTGATATTCTTAGGTACTTGGTCGACCGATAGATCCAATGTAGTAAAGTCTCTATCGCCATAATTATCATAACTAGTTACGATACGTTCAGTGATAGCTTCGGCATTTTTTTCTTCAACTTGCCAACAATTAGAACATCCTCCAGGCCTTTTACCTTCGAGCATTTGAGATCTTTGATCTATTTTTTCTTTGGTATTATTGATCGCGTGTATATTAGTCGCAACATTGTTAAGATCAATTTTATGTGGGGGCGGAAGATGACAACTACTGGTTGTTCCAGTTTCTAACCAAAAGTCTGCAGATAACCATTTAGCCGCACAGAACGTGGGACTAATTGGATCTAATCTTTCTATCTTGAATTTTTTATAATCGATCATAAAGACAACTAGGGCAGGATTAGTCCTGCCCTATGTTCTCAACTATTTATTAAGAAGTTTTTTGTCTATTACGAATCATCGCTAGGATGTCCTCAGCTCTGGCTGTACCACCTGCTGGAGGTGTTGCAACCGGTGCTGTAGGAGCCGCTGGTGCAGCCTCTGCGACCACTGGAGCGACCGCAGCTGGGGCTGATTCAAATTCCTCATCTGCTACCGCCGGTGTTGCTGTTTGTGCTACAGGTGTAGCTGATTCAGCTGAGACGATCGTTACGCCTCTTGGTTTGTAATAGTTACCCCAACGTTCTGCGTCATATGCTTGACCATCTACTGAAGCTTCAAACATTTCTTTCATAACTTTAAGTTCAACTTCGCTTGGTTTCTTAGGTAAGAAATCTTTCAAGTTGTATAAGCCATGAGTTTCAATTGCCGCGGCTTCTTCTGCTGTCAGTGCAGATTCTTTACGTGACCATTTACTAGTTGAGTAGTCTGCATAACCACCTTTTGATGTTTTAGTAACAGTAAAGTCTAAGCCACCTTGGTAGTCTGTTGGTAAGTTTTCTAACTCTGGATCAAGTAATGCTGATTTGATCAAGTTAAAAATCTGTGGACTAATGATAAATCTACGAATTGGATTTTCTGGTGTCTTATCGTCTGTGA